CATAGTCCAGCTGGTCCCATATCAGGTCCTCGTGTAGGTCACATGCAGGCGTCAAGCCTTGCGTGACAAAGCCGTGTTTGTTTATCCACAACAAGAACCACCGCCAATCTTCCAAGGGCACGTTATCCGGGCATTGGTGTAGATTTCGCATGATAAATATCCTTATACAACATTGAGACCCACATGGCCCAACAGCTTTATCAAAGACTTTTCTATGGTTACTCTACAGTAGATACCAATGTCAAGAATCAGCAATTTGCCGACGTTGAGCTCATACAGCGCGATTTGATCAACGCCTTCTATACCCGCCCTGGCGAGCGTGTAATGATGCCCGCATGGGGCTGCGCCATATGGAATCTGTTATATGAACCATTTGATACATTTACCAAGCAAAGCGTGATAGACGAAGTAAATCGTGTTGTGGCAACCGATCCCCGCGTGCAAGCCAACAACGTCACAGTAACTGTATACGATCAGGGCATGCAGATCCAGATGGATCTCTACTATGTGCCGCTCAATGTATATCAGACTTTCAGTTTAGATTTTGACAAACGTACGGCAGAAGCCTACTAACCCAAGAGAATACCATGGCAGTAACACAGCAACAAAGACAGAGTCAGTTATTTTATGGCGAGGATTGGAGAGTCATCTACACTGCATTCACTCAGGTGAATTTTGCAGCGTATGATTTTGACACTATCCGTGCTGCCATGATCGATTACATACGCCTTAACTATCCCGAAGATTTCAACGACTGGATCGAAAGTAGCGAATTTGTAGCAATTATCGATCTATTGGCTTATCTGGGCCAGAGTCTGGCATTCCGCATGGATCTAAACACACGCGAAAACTTTCTGGACACTGCCACACGACGTGAAAGCGTTATTCGCCTGGCACGCATGCTAAACTACAATGCTCCTCGAGCCATGCCCAGCCAGGGACTTTTAAAAATAACCACAGTAATAAGCAGTCAGGATCTATATGACAGCAATGGCAATAACATCAAAAATGTTCCTGTAATTTGGAACGATCAAAACAATGCAGATTGGTTAGAACAATTCATTTTAATAATCAACAACAGTCTCAACAGCAACAACTATTTTGGCAATCCCTACAAAAGCGGCGTCGTAAATGGTGTAGATACTGAACTGTATGAAATGAATACCACAGCAAATGGGACTACTATATTTCCTTTCACTACAACAGTGGCAGGAAATACCATGAATTTTGAATTGATTAATCCTGATTTCACCACAGCAGACACCACAGCAATCAATGCCAGCACAAGCGGCGTGTTCTTTGAGCGTAGCCCTGATCCTGCCAACAGTTGGTTTTTGATTTATCGCACTGATGGATTGGGAAACAGCAGCGCAAACACCGGTTTCTTCTTGATGTTCAAGGAAGGAACCCAGGGCTTTACAGACTATCAGCTTGATTATCCCATCGCTAACAGAGTAATAGATGTCAATGTTGACAATATCAACAACATTGATGTATGGGTGCAAAACATTGATAGTGCAGGTAATTTGCTTAAAACATGGGATCGTGTCAGCAGTGTAAATGGCTACAATGTAATCTATAATAGTCTGAACAGAAACCAACGCAATATATACAGTGTTTACACCAGAGATGCAAATGGAGTGGATCAAATTAGCCTGAGGTTTGCCGACGGAAATTTTGGTCTTGTGCCACTGGGGATTTTGAGAGTTTGGTATAGAGTCAGCAATGGATTGGCATATCAAATCCGTCCCACTGACATGCAAAATTTAAGTTTTGCATACAACTATAGTGATAATTTAAACAACACCTACAGTATTGTTTTTACTGCCAGTTTGCAGTATACAGTTGCCAACAGCCAGACTCGAGCTACAAATCAACAAATTAAACTGGCAGCAAGTCAAACATATTATACTCAGGACCGCATGGTTACAGGGGAAGATTACAATATCTATCCACTTGTCAACACACAGGCACTAAAAGTCAAAGCTGTCAACAGAGTCTACAGCGGACAAAGCAGATACCTAGACATAAATGATCCCACTGGCACCTATCAGAACGCAAAAATTGTCAGCACAGATGGCATTCTGTATCAGGAAACTGATCAAAATAGGGTGGAAGTCAGTGTAACAAATAACCAAAATAGCAGTTCCCTGGTAATTGGCACAATTCAACCCATGATGAATGGCATGCAGGGACAAACCAGGATATCCCAAGAACTGGCGGATTTTTACTATTACAATTACCCACGCAGCAATATTCAGGCCAGCACATCAGCAGTGTGGAAAACAGTGACAACCAGCACACAGAGTTGCACAGGCGCGTTTTTTGTGGGTAATATTGCCCAGGATGTAGGCAGCACTGCCAATATAAACAGTGCCATGCGCAACATAACACCAGGAGCATTGGTCAACATAAACGGGCAATGGGTAGAGGTAACTGGTGTCAACAACAATGGCCTGGGAGTCGACAGCACTGGAATACAAAGCAATGGGCAAGGGGCTATAACCATTACTCCGCCATTGGCCATCAACAGTCAGGGCTATATCCCACAGACTGTAATCAGTGCCTGGGATCCTGTGCTGAACAGCAGTGAACAAAGCAGTGTTGCCTCGGCACTGGACCGCCGCACCACCTTTGGAATTCGATATGTCTGGCAAACACAAAGTTGGTCAGTTATTACGCATGCGAATATCAATACTGGTGCCTGGAGTTTGGTTAACAGCGGAGACTCAACCAACACAAATAAAGACAGCAGTTGGTTGATTTTGTGCGTTTTCCGAGGCAGCAGTTGGCAGTTTTATAGTCGTGCAACAAGATACATTTACGAAAGCGTTCGTGATGTGCGATTCTTGTATAACACAGAATACAAGACAATTGACATAGCTACTGGTCAAGTAAAGCAGGACTCTGTCACAGTATTGGATATCAATCCAGCGCCACAGGATCCTGCTGTAACAACACCACCCGTGGGACTGGGCATCAATTACGCCTGGAAAATTCTAGGGCAAGATATCTATCCCGACGGATACAGTGACCCCACTAAGGTCTATGTGACTCCTCAGCAAACCGCACTAGGTGCCCCTGTAAGTCCAGATCAATACAACATCATAGTTGATCCACAGAATATTGCACAACGTATGGTATTTTGGACCCTGGTAATCAGCAGTGACGGTTATCAATATTGGCAGCCCCGTGTGATACCTTTGAATAGAATATACACATATAGTAACCAAGTGCCGCCTGCAAGTGATGCTGGTTGGAATACCGGCGATGTTGCATATGTCATAAGCAATGGCAAGTTTTATGGCTACAGCAAAATAGGAGTTCGTGGGGTTTTAACAGATGTAACCAATGTGTGGCGCATGAGACTGGGGCGCAATAAACTGCGCTGGATCTATGAACATTTCGCCCCCAACGATCAGAGAATTGATCCTGCTATCATGAATATTATTGACGTCTATGTGCTTACCAGCACCTACGACACTGATATACGTAATTGGATCAGCATAAACGGTGTAGCACAAAATCAACCTGTGGCCCCCACTGCCCAACAGTTGCGTGAAACTTTCCAAAATTTGGAAGCCTACAAAACTCTCACAGATCAAATTATTTGGCATCCTGTTACCTACAAGATTATTTTTGGCAGCCAAGCACCCAGCGAATTGCAAGTGCGATTCAAAGTAGTTAAGGCAGCAGGCACAACTGTCACCGACAATGAAGTCAAAAGTCGTGTAATTGCCGCAGTAAATGCATACTTCAGTTTGGTCAATTGGGACTTTGGACAGAGTTTCTTCTTTACCGAGCTAGCAGCATATATTCACATTCAGCTTGCCACAGTGGTGGCTACTGTGGTGATAACACCGGTAAATGCTCAGGCGCAGTTTGGGGATTTATTTGAGATCAAATGCGCTGCGGATGAAATTTTCATTAGTTGCGCTCGCGTCAGTGACGTGGACATAGTAACAGATTTGACAGAAATGACTTTGGGGATAACGAATGGCTGATCAGCGCAAAACCATAAACTTACTACCTGCTGCCAATCAAACAGCAACACTGAGTAAGTTCTTTAATGCCACGGTGGACCATTTGTTCCAACCGGAAAACATTGAGTTTCTGGCAGGATATATTGGAGATCATCCCGCATGGTATAATGCCAACACGGATTTTTATATTCAAGAGCCCACAACAGATAGAGAAAATTACCAATTAACACCTGCTGCCATCAGTCAAGACCCCCTCAGTGGCCATGTCAACAACATACTTTTCTATGATGATTTGCTGAATAAATTGCGTCTGCAGGGAGCCAATGTCAGCAAGCCCGAACGTTTGTTTAGTGCCCAATACTATAGTTGGTCACCACCAGTTGATTTGGACATGCTTGTCAACTGGACCAACTATTACTGGGTTCCAGCTGGTCCCTGCCGCATTGATCTTTTGGACACCACTGACTTTGCGCGAGACATTCAAGGTCAAAGTCAATACAAATACACTGGCCGCTATGTTGTAGCAGATGCACTGGGCAACACCAGTGTGCAGAATATACAGACGGGCACTTTGCAGTTCACCACTGGATTGAAAATACGATTTACCAGTGACGCTCGCACTGAATATAATGGCCCTGACTGGCTGGTGTGCAACGTGGGACGAGGTATTATCTTGCAAGACGACAGTTGGTCAGCCTCGGCCAACAGTGCGTTGAGTCAAGCAGCCAACATGGGGCCTGATTACTGGACCATGGAGCGCGGCAGTGCCAACAACAACAGCTATAGCGTAACCAATCGCTGGTTCCACATTGATGTGCTGAGCACCGTGAGCAAAACCGTGATAGCAGCTTCAGTTACAGACCCTGCAACACAGACTTTGGCTATTCAGGCCAATAGGCCCATTTTGCAGTATCTGCGCAACTTGGAATTATTGGACCAGGGCACAGTTTCTCGAGGATTTGTCAACCACATCAGCACAGACACCACACTGCTCAACAATTATGTAGGGCAATCCAATCCTGTAATGAATGGCACAGCCCTGGCAGATGGGGATTTGATTTTAGCCACGGCGGATCTGGACCCCCTTGTGCGAGATAGAATTTACCAGGTTAGCGGGTTGACAACTTTATCTCAATGTGTTCTAACGGCACTGCCAAGATCCAGCACTGATGCCAATACTGCTGCGCTGCCGGGAGATCAAACATTGCTTGTCCATGCCAACGGCGTTATAGATACTTGGAGATACACCGGATCCACTTGGATCAAAAGCACCATGAGCCGGGGCACACAGCCATTGTTTGTTCTTTATGACGCAGATGGCAATGCTTTGACCGATGCCGGCGTGTATCCAGCAAGCACCTTCACAGGAAGTCAGCTCTTTAGCTATAATTTGTCAGACAACAGTGTGGTCGATCCAGTTTTGGGAATTCCGGCACAGCAAAATCAATTTGGAGACTGGGTATTCTGTAATTACCAAACCACAGATACTTGGACCTGGATACGAGATGGGCAGGATGCCACTATAACAGGTTATCTATTTGCTCGGGTATTGCCTGACAGCGTGCAGGCTCTGGAATATACAAACAACTGGCACCTTAGTGCTACCCCCAGTCGTCAATATTACAATTATCAATACGAAGTAGTTGGTCAAACACTGGTAAACACCGCGGAAAAAAATGAGCGTGTAACGGAAGAATCACTGGAGCCTGGGCAAAATGATCTCTACACATTGGAAACTTACGCCTATCCCAGCGCCACGCCAGCCAATACTTTGCCTAATTTGTATGTAAGCCTGGCACGCGGTGGACAAACCACCACGCTAATCCAGGGTCAAGATTACACTGTGCAGGACAACGGGCAAATCAAACTGGTTTCTCCAGCACAAACACTTGATCGATATTTGGTAAAAATCTGGCTGGGCAATCAAACCTTGAGTGATCAGGATGGTTATTGGGATTTGCCCTGGAACTTGACCAATAATCCCAACAATCAAGATATAACTTTGACCAGTCGAGGAGAATATCTGCAACATGTACTCAGTGTAATTGCCAACCAAACCGGCATCACAGGCAATCCCGATGGTGTAAACAACTGGCGGGACACACCCAGAAACCCCAGTTTGGGCATATACATCATGCAGCACACAGCAAGCATGTTGAAATTGTCTCTGCTAAACAGCACACCGCAAAATGACATCAACAGTGTAGTGGGGGCAACGGATCCTCAAGTGGTCTTGATGTGGGTGGAACAACAATACCTCACATGGTATAGCCGGTTCGTCAACAGCTTGTTTAATCTCTATAATAAACAGGGCTACAATCTAGGGCAGCCTCCCCAAACTTGGATAACCAGTGCATTGAGCACTGTGAATTTGGGAAAAAATAGTCGCAGTGCCTGGGCCAATAGTGGTTACGATCAAAGTCTCTATGCTGGTAGCTATTGTGAAATACCTTTGCAAAATCCCACTTGGATTCCTGCAACTGGCGCCCGCTTGGGTTTGACAGGCGCCTATTATCCCGAAGTTTTCCTGGATTACACACAACCCAACACCCCGTTGGTGCTTTTGACTCATGACGGTGCTCAAATAGTCTTAACTGATGGCCAGGAAGCCATACTGGGTGAAATCACCAACGGCAGTGTCAAAACCAGTGACCCGGCTATGCTAAGTCATCCTGTGGCTGCTGCATGGCTGCAATTTGAACTCAACCAATACAACAACTTGCCTGCACAATATAAAGATCCCGACAATCAAGTGAGATTCAACATCCGCGGGGTTGTTCCGGGCAAATGGCGCACAGAAGAATATACACGAGACGAGTATGTGCAACTTCAACGTGGCCTGTTTGACAAATGGTTGATTACTACCCAGGCCGATGCCACAACCAATGCGTCGTTTGATCTCAATGACCAATTTAGTTTCAATTATCGCACCATAAATGATCTAGACAATCAGCCTGTTCCTGGTTATTGGCGCGGAATGTATCAGTGGTTTTATGACACTGATAGACCTGACCTGCGCCCCTGGGAAATGTTGGGATTCACTCAGCAGCCCAGCTGGTGGGCCAGTGAATACGGCGCCAGTCCCTACACAAATGGCAACGGAAAACTCTGGACAGACCTCAGCCAAGGTCTTATTCGACAGGGCCCGCTGGCTGGTGTTCATGCTGTCTGGACTAGACCGGGTCTGCTGAACTGCATACCCGTTGACAGTCAGGGATTCTTGGTTCCTCCCTTGGCGGCAGGAATTGTCAAGAGCTTGCCCAGCGCCGCCGCAGCTCGCAGCGACTGGACATTTGGAGATGGTTCTCCTACTGAACAAGCCTGGAGAAAAAGTCAAAGTATCAGCTTCACACAAAGCTGGACTGGATACCTGCTCAAGCCTGCGCAATTTGTGGAATTGAATTGGGATATTTTGCGCACAAAACAAATATTCAGCGAAACTGCACAACCACAATGGATCTACACTGACGTGGGAACTCGCAAAAGCAGCGACCAATTTGTCATGCACAGAGAAAATCCCAGCACGTTGACATTGCCCAGCAGTTTGTCAAACCTTGCCGCTGACACATATTATGGTAGCTGTGGATTGCAACACTGGTTTAGTGAATATCTTGTTTACAACAGCAAAAGTGTGTCATTATATCTGGGTAATATCCTGCGCGGCGGCACAGTGAACCTGGGCCATAAATTTGCTGGATATGTCAAAAGCGACAGCATGAGAGTGTTGGTAGACAGTTTTGGTCAATTGGATTATCAAAGTCGCATAATACCACGGGAAAATCAACACGTATATCTCTATCGCAGTGGCAGCATTGGTGAGTATTTCTACAGTGGTGTTGTTGTGCAAAAGGTACGTAATGGTTACAAAGTATTTGGTTACGATGCAATTACACCACAATTTAGCATCATTCCAGTAAACACTGCGGGTATACGTCATATAGACACCCTGGGCAATCTCAAAGTTACTTTTTATCAACAGGGCCGATCTGTTGTGGAAACCATAGCTTACGGGCATGTATTTGCCACACCACAACAGGTGGTGGATTTCTTGTTGGGCTGGGGCATGTGGCTGGAAAGTCAAGGTTGGACCTTTGACTCTGTCAATGCCGACAACGGGGAAATCATCAACTGGCAATACAGCGCTAGAGAATTTATTTTTTGGTGTCAGGGAAGCTGGGGAGTAGACAATTTCATTGCTCTAAGTCCAGCCAGCACAGGAATAACATTTCAGAAAGACACTGGCCAAATACAATATCTCAACGGGCAACAAACGGGAATCTATCCAGTAGTCAACAAAACCGGAAGTCCTATTTTGCCTGGCAATCTTGAGACTCTGCGCGAAGATAACCAATTAACACTGAACCCCACAAACACCGACACAGTATACGGTGCCAGATTGTTTGTAACTACACTGGAACATGTGTTGCTTTTGGACAACATCACACAATTCAATGACACTGTGTATCAGCCCCTGTATGCTCAGATGCAGCCGCGTGTGAAAATCTTCACATACCGCACACTGGATTGGAACGGACGTCTCACGGCTCCGGGATTCTTCTTGCAACGCCAGACCAATAACACATATATTATGACTGACAACTTTGAAAAAACCAGTAGTGACATGCGAAAGTATTTCAATATTGATCAGCCTACTGTCTACACCAAGGTAACAAAAACATCTTTGACTTTACAACAGTCTATAAGCAGTAATGATACTGCTGCTTTAAGCAAGCAAGTCAATGATCAAAGTGTCACCAGCAACAAAACCATCAGCGATTTGGCCAAGCACAACTATGGGTATCAAAATCGCGACTACTTGCAAAACCTGGTTCTGGAAGATGCAACGGAGTTTGAATTTTATCAGGGATACATTAGGCAAAAAGGCACCTTTAACAGCATAAATGCTATTTTACGCAATACAGGCATATTGCCTGCCAATGCAACATTTGAATACTTTGAAGAATTTGCCCTGAGACTGGGGCGCTATGGCGGCATAGATGTTAATAATCAGATAGAATTTGAACTTAATAAATCCGACGTTGTTAATAATCCTCAGTGGATAAATTTGTTCAGCCGAGCCGAAACAGACAATCCCGACGACGATGTGATTAATTTGGTTCCCGGTGACGCAAGAATTGTCACAGCACCTGCCAGTTACGGCACATCTAGATTCCGTGTTCGTGACAGCTATCTAGCCAATCCTCTCACAGATGTGCCCACAGCCGGCTATGTGCAATTGGCAGAAACAACTTGGCAAATTATGACTGCCAGTGATTTGCTTACACTGTGGGACAACGCTCAGGGGTCTGTTGCTCCAGTAAACGCCGGCGACACAGTGTGGCAATTCTACACAGATATTGGAAGCTGGACTGCCTGGGTGTTGCTTGATACTCAAATAACCATTAAGCAAACCCTGACCAGTACAACCACCAGCGGCCCCACAACAATCGTGTGCCAGGGATTTGTGGATTTGGCCAATGGCGACGTTGTGGTAATACAAAATGTCACTGGGGTAGCCAGTCTCACAGGCACATTTGTTGTAAGCAACGTTGATGTAACAACCAACAGTTTCACAGTGCCTGTAAGCACTTTTGAAACTGGCACAGGTGGCACAATCTGGAAATACTACACAACTCGCTTTAGTGACACCACAGCCCGAGACAAAATGACACCCACGGCAGGATGGCCCCAGGCACTGCATGTGTATGTGGATCAAGGTGATCAAATTAGCGGAGCCTGGACGGTCTATAGCCGCCTGGGTAATAGTTGGTTACCCCTGCGCAATCAACCACTGCAAGTTGAAGGCAGTTTGCTGCCAAATGCCACCTTATATGACAGTACCTATCAAACCAGCAGTGTTGTTTTGCAATATTTTGATCCAGTGCAGGGCTATATCCCCAGCATAGCCGAAGTAGATCTCATCTACAAAAGAGAAACAGATCCTGCCAAATACAATTACGGCAACACCGTAAATCCTGATTTCCTGGCAGAGCAGGCTTGGGGAGACAGTCATGTGGGAGAAACATGGTGGGATCTCAATGCAGTACGCTATGTGGACTATCACCAGGGAGATTTGCGTTACCGTGTGGCAAATTGGGGCAAGCTGGCTCCTGGAACAACGGTAGACATATACGAATGGGTCAAAAGTCCTGTTAGTCCCACAACTTGGGCTACCTATGTAAGCAATGGACAAGATCTCAGCCAATTTGGTGTAAGTTATACTCCTCAGGGCGTTGTATACAACAGCACTGACCCCAGTTGGACCCAAACAACTGCCACAAAGGTCGATGGTTCCACGCAAATTTGGTATTATTTCTGGGTAAAAAACAGTGCAATGACTCCGGCAGCAAGCTGGAGAAAATTAACCACACAGGAAATCAGCAATGCCATTGTAAATCCACCCAGTCAAGGCCAGAGTTGGTGGGCTGCAATTGATCCGCAAAACATTTTGATAGCCAACGTGAACAAGTATCTTGCTGGCACACAAAAGATTTTGCAAATCAACTGGCAAAACCATGCAAGTGATGCAACACCCCACAGTCAATGGCAGCTAGTTCGTCCAGGCGATGTGCGCAGTGTAATTGACGATCAGTTTTGGCAGAGGCTCACAGCCAGCCTTGTGGGCTGGGATAGTCTGGGCCAAGATGTTCCCGACTATCGCTTGCATGCCTCAGCTCAATTGGGCAATCAAACTCGCCCCAGACAAACTTGGTTCCGCAATGCAGTGGTGGCTGGTGAAACTTTTGTTTACGTGACAAATAAATTGATTGCAGCATTGATAGATCCTCTGGTTGTGGATCCCAATAAAACCACATGGATCAATTATTTTGGATCCAGTGAGCCTGAGCCTTTGAGCCAGGGAAATTGGAATTATCATGTGGCCAGTATCAGCGCACGTGATGCACTACTGCCGGGAATACCAGTTGACTCAGAGGTGTTGGTGGACGCCACTGTGCAAACCAACAACAAGTGGGTAATTTATCAGTATAAAGGAAATGACGTCTGGATCACAGTGCAACAGCAGGCATGGGACACCAATCAACATTGGCAATATGTGGATTGGTATGCCACTGGCTACAGCAGCACAACATTCATTGACCAAGTTGTTCCTGACAGCAACAGCTTGGCATTGCTGACTCCAGTGACTGGGCAAGTGGTCAAAGTATTGAACAATGGTCAGGCACAGTGGCAATTGTTCCACTGGACAGGCACACAGTGGCAACTGGCGGGTCAACAAAATGCCAGTATTGAAATCCTCAGCACACTGTATAACAACAGCATCAACATGCTGAATTGGGATCAAGCACCATTTGATACCACATTGTATGATGAAAATTCCAGCATTCCTTTTTACAACATCATACAGGGCCTGAGAAACATTGTTTTGGATACCTTGGATTTAAACACCCTCATGATGAGCATGATCAATTACGTCATGAGCGAGCAGACATTTGTAGATTGGGCAACCAAAACCAGCTACATTACTCTACGTGGGTTTAATTTACCCTTGAGCCAAAGTCAGCTTTACGAAGTAGACAACATAGAAAGTCTGTTGCGATATATCAATGAAGTAAAGCCCTATCGCAGTAAAGTGCGAGAATTTATCAATGCACGCACGCAGCAAGATGTTGCAGGCATGCGTCCCACAGACTTTGATAAACCCCCTTATGTCTACAGCAACGGAGAAGTTGTGATTTTAGATCCCAACAATGCTCAGGATGCTGCCTACATGAGCACAGATAAAAGTTATCAGGACTGGTATGCCAACTATCAGACAAGTCCAGACAGCCACCTGGTGCGCGAAATTAAAACAACCATCTATATTGACAGAATCAGCAGCGACACTTACGGCTGGGATTATGTTTGGGAAGACACAACAGGTTACAGCACCACAAGCAGTAGCGAAGTGTGGGGAGCAGCCACCCGCATTCGTGATGATTATCAACCCAGGGCAGACATGCCACCTGTAAGTGACATTGCAGTGTTGCTACAGAGCGAATACAAAGGCCAAATTATAGATACCCTGCCTCTCAACTACACCGCCGGCTGGAACGGCACAGAGTGGAATGGTTTTGCTGGCTGGGATCCCGATGCCAGCAGCCTGTATGAGTACCTGGACATGATCATTCAGGGCGGCGAAATACCCGAATATGACATCTTCACTCCAGAGTCTGCAGGAAGTCAAAGTTTCACTCTGAGTTACATTCCACAAGCTGTGGCTGAGACTGTGATTTGGATCAACAGCGAGATTGGTGTATATGGAGTAGACTGGATTATACCCAACTGGCTAACCAATGCCGCAGTGGTAAACCCCGGACAGGGATACCAGGTAGGGGACGTGCTGGAAATTTATGGCGGTGACAATTTGATTCCTGCTCGCATACAAGTAACTGCGGTGGCATCAGGCGGCGCCATCGTCGACGTCATGGTTGTAGAACCCGGCAGTTGGGATATTGTGCCAAGTGGTGCATTGGCCACTCAACCCAAGCCCTATCCAGTGCCCAGTCAGGGCACTGGGGCGACTATTTGGCCCACTTGGGGAGGCAGAAGCCTTAAACTCAGTGCCACAACCGCAAACAAAGTATATGTGCTGTATCATGGCCAAACCTTCCATGCTGCTCCCAGCGGCGATTGGGACAGTGTATATGACGGATATCGTTTCGTGCAGCCTGATGTAAATGACAACCGCCCTCCGGAATTGGTTGCATTGCGTGTGCCGCAAAGTCTGCTGTGGACCGTTACAAGCACAGAAATGTCAGGCACCATAATAAACAAAGTGCTGATAAGAGACAACCAGCAATGGACACAGACCTTGCCAGATACAAATACACAGTTGTTGCAAGATGTCTATGCCACAAGTGATGCCCTGGATATTGCCGATATAACATGTTTGGTTGCTCCCACAGCAGGCACACCGGGTTTGATATGGATAGGCGATGAATTAATTGCTTGGTGGAAAATGTCCCTAGCACCCACAGCTCTGCATCCCAACAGAGTTATCTTGAGAAACCTCTGGAGAAATTATCAAGTCACCGCTGGCAATCCTCGACAAACATTCAACAGCTATTTTGCCGTGGGTGATGGCACCACAACCACATACACAGTGGCTTGGAGTGCATCGTTGCAGAGTGTTTGGGTCAACAATCGCATACAGACAGCAGGAGCAGGCAAGGATTACACTGTGTCGGGATCCACTGTGGTTTTCCACACAGCACCTGTGACAGGAAGTGCTTTGAGATTCAGTTGGTTGGGCAGCACACAACTTGCGTCACAACTGAGTCATGTCGCAGGCACATCAGTGTATGACGCCCACAGCAAACTGGAGATCATTTAATGGAATCTACTACAGAAACACCACTAAATAACATCATGAGCAACCCAGAAACAAAAACACCCAGTCCAGATGAGCATTGCAGCTTGTTTGTGTATGGTAGTTTGACAATACGCGATCCTGACAGTCAGGTTGAGTTGTTAAAGACACAAGCTTGAGGTATTTACAATGCACGAAAACGTTCCTGGCCAAATAACAGGCCATATTTTAATTAGAGACCTTGACACTGACCAGGTGTTGTTGGAAACACACAATGCCATAAACTGGGAAAATTTCAGTTTGAGTTTGGCCAATGTATTGGCCAATGAAAGTCATGGCTGGATACAAGAGATGGTTTTTGGCAATGGTGGAGCAACAGTAAGTGGCACAGGTGTGATAAGTTACAAGCCACCAAACATAATTGGTCAAAGCGCTAACCTTTACAATCAAACCTATTACAAGACTGTCAACAACAAAAGCAGCCTAGACACGGATCCTGTAAACAACAAAACACAAGTGGCACATGTTACCGGCACAACTTACAGTGACGTAGTGGTCACATGCACTTTGACTCTGGGAGAGCCTGCTGGTCAAGAGGCTTTTGACAGCGCAACAACGCTGACTGGTGAATTTGTGTTCAATGAAGTGGGATTGCGCGCCTACAGTGAAAGCGGCGCCAATACAGGTTTACTACTGACCCACGCTGTTTTCAGCCCCATACAAAAAAGCCTCAACCGTCAAATTGAAATTGTCTATACCTTGAGACTTCAAACAGCGTAAATATTGAAAGCAGAGGAAACAGGCAAGCATGTCTACACAAATTAAAAATTACGATGGCACAGTATTAACAGAACTGGCAACCGGCATCCTGGATATCACAAGCACCAGCTTGAACTTGCCAGGCACAGGTGTTCTCAATTATGGTGGACCAGTGCTGGATGACCTAGTGTGGATCATGCAGCATTTTTCTCGCAGCACAGCACCAGATCACGCTGTAAAAGGCCAAATATGGTACGACACCACAGGCGGCATCCTGAAATTATATAACGGCACCAACTGGGTGGCCAGCGGCAGTATAATCAGTGCTGCCACAGAACCTGCAGGTCCTGTAAACGGAACCCTGTGGTGGGACGTGGGCAACAAACTGTTGAAATTGTGGAATGGCATTGGCTGGACGGTGATTGGACCTGCTGGCGCCGGGTTCTGGACTGGTGCTGCAAACAATGCACCCGATGGCAATAATGTCCATAATCTGGGAAATATCACTAATAGATTCAACACGGTATACACTGTAAATACAGATAGCACAGGAATCAGCAACCTGGCTGTGTTAAATTCGTCTGCCGTTAATGTTGCTTCTTTGACCACAACTGCCACAGCCACGTTGGCCAGCGCTGTGGTGCAAGGCTCGTTGAATTCCGGCAATATCATTGTACTGGGCAACATCAGTGTCACAAGTGACGTAATAGCTAGTGGCAATGGAAATTTTGGTGGAGCAGTGCTGGTAAATGGTAATTTCACTGCTGCAACTGTGGGCGTGGGTACAGCAGCAAACGGATTTTACAAACTAGATGTGGCAGGACCAGCACGCTTTACCAATGACATCATAAACGAATACAATGGGCCTGTTTATCAATTCATGAGGGATGATGCTGCACCTCTGGACAGTAAAATGTGGGTTAAAGCTGTAGATGACAACGGAACTTACAGTGAATACATTATTGATGATGCAAACAATCCTCTGCACATAAATTATGTAACACAGACAACAAGAACCGGCATTGTTGTGGGTAACACCACAGTTTATGGATCCAATAACATCCCAGCATTGGTTATACAAGGAAACGGCAATATATCCATTCCAGTAGCCAATCGTGGCATTGTGTTTCAAGATGGCAGTTTCCAAAAATCAGCAGGTTCCGCAAGCATAGGGCAAAATGGCTGGCAAATATTGCCTAGCGGATTAATGCTGCAATGGGGTGTTGTGCAGATAACGGTGCCGGGAACTTCTAGCACCTACAGTGGTAGTATTACATTTGCTCGTGCTTTTAGTTCTGCACCTTTTATTGTTACAGGAACACCACAAACTACAGCTAGTGGAGCCTGGACAGAGTTAACCTGTCAGATTGCCTCATACACAACTACCGGAGCCAGTGTTTTTGGAGGCACTGCCAGTAGTGGCCAAGATGTAACAAATAATCCGGAAATAAGCTGGTACGCGATTGGACAGGCATAAGGGTAAATCATGACACTCAATATAAGAAATTACGATGGTAGCACTTTTATAACCATTCCCGATCAAACGCTTAATACCACAGCAGCCAGCATAGAACTGCCGGGTCGTGGATTACAGGCATACGGCACCGCAGTCAATCAAGATCTATTGTGGCTCATGCAGCATTTTGCACGCAGCACACCACCTGATGCGCCGGTTGCAGGACAAGCCTGGTGGGACACCAGTTGTAATGTATGGAAAATATACACTGGATCAGAATGGATAGCAAGTACAACAGTGACCAACGCCGGCAACGCGCCAATTGCTCCTGTTGAAGGCACATTGTGGTGGAATACCAGCCACGCACCTGCGCAATTGAACATTTATATAAACGGTCAATGGCAATGGATGGGTCCACCGGGTTATGAATGGTGGAACAGCACTCAAAACAATATACCCTACACCAATCAATTTTATACCATTGGCAATGCCACAGCGCAAATGCGAGAGGTGCACACCCAGGATCAGTTCACATATCGCAACAGCACAGTGGGTGGCATGCTGAGTGTAACTAATAGCAGCACTTTTGGCGGCAATGTATATCTGCAAAATAACGGACCCGTTTATCTTGGCTTGAGCAACAACAGCGCACCGCTAGACAGTAAAAAATGGTGGCGCAGTATTACCTCAACTCGCTTAAATGAATATGTCACAACAGACGCCAATAGCAATCCAAATAATTGGCTGGCTGTGAATAGGATAGGCAATGTTGTCAGCAGCATTGAATTGGTAACAAACACCAACAATGTTGCTGTGGTAGTGGATCAGGCTGGCAACGTAAACATTGTCAGTCCCGGTGCTTCATTGGTATTTCCCGATGGAAGTCATCAACCTTATGCTGCATTTCACAGGACCTTGACCTATTATCAAAGCAATGTGTTTGTGGTTCCTCCTGACTGCACCCGTGCCCGTGTGAGAGTTTGGGGAGGCGGTGCCGGTGGCGGCGGCAACAACAGTTTTGGCAGCGCTGGCGGTGGTGGAGGCGGAGGATACGCAGAAACCACTGTGGTTTTGGTACCCGGAGCAAGCATTCCTGTAACAGTGGGCCAGGGAGGCTATGGTGGTGGCAACAGTGCTGTGAGCCTTAACGACGGTGGCAGCGGTGGCACCAGCAGTTTTGGTGTTTACATAAGCGCCACAGGCGGACTGGGCGGGCTGGGCACAGTAGCCGGCGGCGCAGGGAGTGGCGGCGGTGGCGGCGCTGGATATGGAGCCTTTGTGTTTGGTGCAGGCGGAAACGGTGGCGGTGGATTTACTGTGGGCCTCAGTAGTATTGGCGGACATGGTGGCAGTGGTGCCATGGGCGGCGGTGGCGGAAGCAATGGACTCTACGCTGGTCCAGGAAGCTTTCCAGGAGGCGGCGGTGCAGGTGCCGCAAACGATGGACTAGGTGGATCAGGAGCCAGCGGCATGGTAGTGGTGGAATATTAAAATGGCAACGTGGGCAAGAGTAAGCAATGTGGAAGTTCGTGAAATAACGAACACAGATCCTGCAGGCAGGTTTATCAGCGATATCACTTGGATATCTGTTGTGCCAGGCAACGTTTTTGGTGGTGATCCTGCGGCAGTGTCCCCTAGATGGAGTTATACCAATAATATATTTTATCCGCCGCAGGGTGGAAATGCTGTGGTGTATGTGCAAAGCGGAGCACAACTGAGTAATATTGTCTCTTTTACTGGCAATGCATTTGTCAATGCAGGAACTGGACAAATTGATGACAGTTGCTGGTATCCCCTGGCCACAGTAAATGTCAGCAGCACAAACGCCACCGCTCACTTTGTCAGCTACAGCAGTCATATTTTTGACCTTGCACTAAACATACCACCTCCCGGTGCTGGTGTTGTATATATCAGTAGTCCCATAAACAATTCATACGATGGTAGAGATTATGTCGGCGGAGCAGAAGCCACAAGTGAGCATAACGGAGCCTCTGATCCTGGTGGCAATAGCGGCGGTGGCAATAGCGGCGGGGGTGGCGGTACCGGTGGCGGAGGATGTTTTATAGCATCTACTCCTGTATTAATGATTGATGGTAGTACAAAACCAATATCCAATATTTTACCTGGCGATATTCTCCAAGGCGATCAGGGACCTGTTACAGTGCTGTCTGTTCACAATCGCACCAACAATTATGCCATGGTTGATTTTAATGGACTGGGGTATTGGATTACAGCTGAACAGGCTATGCTTACAGACCAAGGCTGGGGAGCATTTGATGTCGCACTACTACAACAGCTTGAACCCCTTACATATCAGCAGTTGGTAATCCAAAACAATGGCAAACCTTTGGTCACTATTAGTGAAGGAATGACTTTGGCTACATGGAAAAACCACAATATGGTATTTGAACAAGTAATTGGCAACGTCAATTATGCAACGATCCCTGTGGAAGTTTGGTGGCTTAGAGTGTCCAATGATGAACATTTCATTGCTAACGGAATAGTTGTTCATAACGCCAAATAGGAATAGAATTGTGAACGTATATGCAAGAGTAAGTAACGGATTTGTGCGAGAAGTCATTTACAATGATCCTCAAGGGGACTATGTGCCTACATTGAATTGGGTGCAAGTAAGCAACAGTATTACCACAGGAGCAAACGTGTCCGGGGGCAATGTCTATGTTGTTCAGCCTCGTTGGTCTTATGATGGAGTAATGTTTCGTCCACCTCCACCTCCTATACCACTTCCCAAACCTTCAGGGCAGGCCACATACGTGGATAAATTCAGCTTTACCGGACAAGGCAGTAATGTTTGGACAGAAATAGGCAACGTTGGCATCTTTGCTGATTTGAAAACAGTACACTTTATAAATTATAGCCTGGATATCTTTGATGCAAGTTTAGTTGCCTACACACCTCAAAATACTCCACCTAACGGAAACACCAATGGAGGCACAGGTTATGGTCCTAATAGCGGTGGGGGCGGATCAGAAACAGCAGGAAATGCTGGTGATGCTGCACAAGCTGCACAAGCTGCACTCGATGTGTTAGGTGCGGTTGCTGCTAGTGTAGCAGGACAAGATGGTGAAACCGGCGGTAGTCCTGATATAGCGGGAGGTGGCACAGATGCCGGAGCAGGAGCAAGTGGCAAGTGTTTTATTGCAACCACTCAAATTACCATGGGGGATGGTCAACTTAAAGCCATATCTGATATATCTCCAGGCGAAATGATTAAAACAGATACAAATGAGACCGTTTCTGTTGTAAATGTCCTTGTGGATAAAGGAAATTTCAATTTGGTAAGTGTTAATAACACTGAAAGTTTTGTCACTGACGATCACGTTGTTCTAACAGAAAAGGGCTGGGGCACTGTTAATCCCACTGGGCTAGCTGCCAAAAATCCCGGTAGTTATCAAACTGTGTTGCAGGACAATGGATATAGGCCCCTCGTCCAAATTCAACAAGGTGTCTCCATAGCATTTTGGAAAAATAATCAAATATCTTATGAGCCTATTGGACAAATCTCTGTTACACCGCATCGTGACATTACTGTATATTATCTAGTATTGGAAAAATCCAATAATTACATAGCCAACAATATCGTTGTTCATTCTTAAGGAAAACACATGGCCTACTATATCAGAATTAGAAAACTCGACCCAATGACCAGCACAGTGGTGCAACAAGTCAGCAACATCACCATAAATGGCTGCCAAGCGGGCACAGTTTTGGGAGTTCAGGGAACTGGACTGTTTAGTTATTCCTTGGAAATTGCAGCAGATCCCGGAGAGCAGGTTACCTGTGCAGGAACAAGTTTGGTTGCTTTTAGCACCCGACTGTGACTGCCAGATAAATACTATGACAATCGAATAGGAGGGTGCTATGGCCAAGACCAACGACGCCGTGTGGGACAACATATTTGAAAGTGTTGTTATGGCGGAGCAACCACCAGCAAAATATATAATCGAAGCATTTGTCACAACCAAAAGCGGAACCACCTACAAAGTTTCCGGTAAGGACTTCCTGGATTTGTGGCGCACCGAGCAGCAGAAAGGAAGCGAGGAAAGCCTCATGGTCTACTGCAAAGTCAGCTTGGATTTTACTCGCATCAAGAGAGACGTCAGTCGCTGGGCCAACAGCCTGGTCAAACAGATTGAGTCAGAGTTCCCCAAACAAGTTGACTGACCGTCTGCCCTGAGTTATCATTAGTGATAAACTCAGAGGTAAGTATGACAACTCAAGACCAAATACGAAACGATCAGCGATACAGACCAGTCTTGGATTCGGGCTTTATTGGCCTAATTGATGCCATGGGTGATGATGCCAGCATCGCCCGAGCGGCCCGAGTAAGCTATGGCGAAGGCACCAAGACAGTGAGAGAAGACACTGGATTGTTGAGATACCTCATGAAGCATGATCATACCAGTCCTTTTGAGATGGTGGAGTTTTTGTTTCACATCAAAATGCCCATCTTCCTGGCACGGCAGCATGTGCGGCATCGCACAGCCAGCATGAATGAATACAGCGGCCGTTACAGTGAAATGAGTGCAGAGTTCTATATTCCCGAAAAGAAACGCATGCAGGGACAAGACACTGTCAACAACAAACAGGGCAGTGCAGATCCTCTCAGCAATTTTGATGCAACGGAGGTTTGGGAAACCATACAACATGCCAATGTGGAAAGTCTGCATGCCTACAAAGATCTCTTGAAGGCCCGGCCCCACAGCGGCAACATCAGCCTGAGTCGAGAATTGGCACGTATTGTGTTGCCAGTCAGCAACTATACGGAAATGTATTGGAAGATGGATCTCAAGAATCTGCTGCACTACATTGGTTTGAGAATGGACTCACACGCACAGTGGGAAATTCAACAGTATGCCCAATACATGGCAGAGTTTGTCAAGCAGAGATGCCCCATCACTTGGCAGGCTTTTATGGATTACAAATATCAAAGCATCAAGATCAGCCGTGGAGAAAGTGCTCTCTTGGTTGATGCTGTGGCTCACAGCAACGTAAATGAATGCTCAGTAAAAGCCAGTATGCGAGCACTTGTGGAGCAGCATGGTGATGAAAAAACATTGTGTTCTCATTATGGTATATCACCCAAAGAGCTGCTGGAATTTGTCAGCAAACTGAAATTCCGTATGTGATGAAAAAGCCCGGCAATGCCGGGCTTTTTATTAGGCTGTTTGTTTTGTGGATTTTTTGGTTTTCTTGGGCGCCAAATCCGGCATCAATTGATATGCCTGCTGCCGGCGTGCGGCGGCATCAGCCTCCAACATTTCTGCCATGACAATCAAATCACGGGCCTTGCTGGCTCGAGTTTCTTCGTTCATGACTTCGGCGTTGTGAGCATGTGGATTGAAGTTGCTCATGGCCTGTTGTGCAATGCGTGCTTCGTCGGGGTCCATGTCGGCAAGGTCGCTGATGTTGGTTTCGTTGCGGCTGGCCCGGATGGCGTTGAGAACGTCCTTGAGTGGCCACTTGGTGCCCTTGTTGGGAGTCAGTGTGACCAAATCAACAGGAACCTTTTGCAGGCGCCCGCTTTGATGGAATTTGGTCAGCAAGCTGGTGTTGCTGCCGTCGGGGCTTACTCGGCGATCCAGGATGTCTGCCAGGTTTTCGCTTTGTTGTGCATCATCGCTGTCTATCAGTCGGCGCATGGTTTGTTGGAACATGTCAGGCAAGCTGTCGGTGTCAATTACCAAACAGTTGCCCTCGTCTCCCGGCAAGCTCATGAAAACCACAGCCACCTTGTTGCCGGTGTTGTTCATTACGCCTATGTGGCGTGTCATTCCTTCAAACATTTTGTGCTCCTTGCTGTTCCTTTGTGGCTGCATCTGCACCCTGCAAAAATTTGTTGATCCGATCCCAGCAGTTACCAATGGCAGCCAGCTCTGATGCTCGGAAGGCTCCTCGGGTGGTAGCCAAATCTATAATATGGCTTGCCATGCGAATATCATCAAGTGTAATGGTGGGCTGTGGTTCAGCGGGCTGTGGTGGTTGCGCTGCTGATTCAAACGTGTTTAACCCCACCGGTCCCGCAGGACCAAATGGGGATTGTGCTGTAAATGTGTTCATTTTGATCCTCCGACCAAATACTAATGATCTCTCGGGGAGATGTCTATTAGTATTTAATCGTGGGATCCCTGTACGGTCAATAATTCTGCAGGCCAGGGCAAATACGGTGTCCAGGAACGATGCGGAATCACCATGGGCCTCTGACAAGCCACTGATACCAAACCATAATAATCGGGTTTTACTGGCTTGATGCGCGGCTTGAGTGTGGTGCGATGCCCTTTGGCACTGTTGCACTTTGTGCAGCAACTCACCACATTCTCCCAGCGAGTCACACCGCCCTTGACACGCGGAACAACATGGTCCACAGTCACAGTGTTGAGGTCCAGATCGCATGAACAATACTGGCAACGGAAATGGTCACGCAACAGCAGGTTATATCTGCTGTATCTGATGTTGTTCTTCTTTTTTACATAGCGATTGCACACCATGACACTGGGCACAGGCCAACTTTGACGGCTGCTGCGGACACTCCACTCGCTGTAATATTCCACAGGGCGTGCCTCGTCATTGAACCACGCCTTCATGCTGTCTTGCCAGTTGTAGCTGCTGATGGGAATCAGACTGAGAGGGGAATAATCCTGATTTAAAATCAGTGTGTGTCCAGCCATAATACACCGTGGGGTTAATGTTGTTGTGAGTACATTATACTATAGGTCGTCATATAGCACAACGACAAACTTGCCCAAAAAACAGTCTGAAACACTGCTAAACTCAGGGTAAAACTATCATGAATCTGGAAGCACAGATTAGCACAGTTTCCAGCAACTGGAAGGCTAATAACAAGACTCAACAGTATCCAAAAATACCCGGGCATGGCTAACCTTTGTTGCGACTAGCAATTATTTATACCATAATGTGTCAAAAACCAGGAGTATTTCAGTAACTTGGATTTCTTGCGTGTGGCAGCCTCTTGCACAACCTTGGGGTCAATACCCAGCTGGTCCACTGCAATGTCAATAATTGCCAAGACATCACCCAGCTCTGTTGCCAGGTGTTCCAGATTGCTGTGATCTGAGTTATACCAGGAGTCTGGACCCCAGCGGTGGATTTTGGCCACCGCTTGAATCACCTCGCTGCATTCCTCTGCCAGGATAACCAGGGCCTCGTCTGTGCCATTGCTTATCATGCCACAATGATCCTGTCAAAGCCTTCAGCCTCTGTGGGAGGCTCAAGCTGGCTGGCCATGCCCTGAACAATGTGCGCCGGGATGGTTTTGCCGGGTCGGCTTGCCAGTCGACGCTGGAGTTCAGCTGGTTCGGGAGTGGCAAAGAACACTGCCACCTTGGTGTAGGTATCAGGAACCTGGGCCAGCTTGCTCGCTCGGCTCTTGGCCGTTACATTTGTTTGGTCCCATATAATATCCCGGTCTGTCTTGATCGCGACCCGCAGTTTGTCGTGCATTTCGGCTGTGGCGCTCTTGATCTCTTTGGAGAACACTTCACTGTAGGTCTTGCCTTGTGATTCAGCGCGGCGATCGATAATTGCATCAGTGCTAATCACCACAGTGTTTGACCAGTCAAACACTGAATGCTGGGCAATCCAAGTGCTCTTGCCGCTTGCGGGCACGCCTATAAGCATATACAGGGTGGGCATGATTATTCTCTCGCTGTGGGGTTTATGAATACCTTGGCATTATAGCACAACAACACAACTTCGCAACAGTGATTTAGCCTTTCAATGTGACTCCAGGCCGTCCAGGGGTCGTCTGCCATGGCCACAACACCGTGTTGTTTGATACCCACAATATCAAAATCCGAACTGCCATCATTATAAATCTGCATGCATTGTGCCACTTTGATGCCCAGTTCGTTTGTCTGGGCTGGCAACACAGGAACACTGGGGCCCACACGGGTATAGATCAGTTCACCAAACTCTGCTGCAATGCGCTGTAGATCGAAACCAGCCATCATGGCAGCCACAATGTGAGTGGCATGCACATGGATAACCCAGCGCTCGGCGGTATTGATGGTTCTCTGCAATGCATAATGCAGGGGCAGTTCGCCGCTGGGTCGCAACTCTTGACCCTGGAACCCCTGCATGATCTGGGCACAGGAGTCCACAATACCCAGGGACATGGGCTGAATAGGCACGTTGATGAGATGATCCTCAGTCATGATGTTTTTCCGCACCCC